CCGGCGGGCTCAAGCGAGCCAGGCGGCAGCTTGGCCTCCACGGCGTTCCAGAAGGCGACGTGGTGGTTCAGCGAGAGGTCGGTGTGCTTGACGTGCTCGGTCAGTCTCGCCATGGGGATTTGATTTCAATCGCCCCGCCGAGCAGGGCGCTTTCACCCGGCTGCAAGACGGGGTCGACGGGATGGTGGATGATCGTTGGTGCAGGCGCCGAGGCCGGCTGGGTCGCGTGCCACTCCTCGATGGCGGTGGTGACACGCGAGCGGACCTCGGCGTCCTGCTTTAGCGCTTTGGGAATGCGAGGCGCAGCATCTTCATGCCGAGCTGCAGCCAGCTGTTGGAGCGGATGGGCAGCAGGGCGATGATTTCAGAGCCGGCAGCCACGGCGATGGCGATAACGGCAACAGTGGTGGGATCCATGTTGGGCACGAGGTGATCCTTTCAAGACTAGCCCTGTTTGCTGATGACAGCGGCGGTGGGGCGAAGGTTGAGCTGGAAGTGCTGCCCGAGGAATGAAGCGAGCGGCGGCAACACCAGGCTGGCAATGATCGCGGCTAGGACAACTTGACCCATGCGCGTTTCAAGCTTGCCAAGGCGAGTAAAAATCTCTCTCTTTTCTTCGTCATCCTTTTGCGTGCGAAGAATGAGGGCAGACATCATGCCCTTGAGCTCACCGAGCTCACGGTAGATGTCGTTATGAGACACCTGGTGCTCCATGCCGCTTCCTTCGACCAAACGATGCTACCTAGGCAGCACGTCGTCGAAAGGATCGGACTTGCCCTGGCAGATGGCAACAGCCCGCCTGTAGTAGTGGTTGTCGGTTTTTCCCGCCCGCTCCAGCGCTTCCTTGACTTTGCGCCAGTTCTCGCGGGTTTGGGCGTCCATTACCGGCCTTGCCCGCGATAACGCCGGCGTCGTTGCGGGTTCCGGCTGGTGCCGCTGAGCTTGCTTCGGAGCGAGCGCCCCTGGCGGGTCTTCTTGGGCGGGCCGGGCTGATGCTCGATCCGCGCTGCGCCAGCCTTAGCTTTGACTGCCATCAGCCTTCGTAGATGATGTTGACAGAGCCGGCATCAAAAGTGTCGGTGCCGTTGACGGTGGTGAGACGGACGCGGTCAAGGACACCAGCCAAGGAAATGGTCCCGCCGTGGATGGATCCAATTCCGCTGCCGTTCCCATATACTCCTTCAGCGACCCAAACATTTCCGGAAACATTCATAAGCCTCGTCACTCCACTTCTCGTGGAGGCAGCGGTGCTAACACTTGCTCCGTTCTCAGTTTGAAAGCCTGTAGTTGCGGTAGTAACAACGCAAGACGTGGCCGCGAAGCCAGTGCTGCTTGCGCTGTAACCAGTTGCTACCACCCCAGAAGACGTTCCTACCTGAATCAAGAGGGAAGACGTTCCGCTCGTGCTTACGCCGTTGAGCGCTACCGAAATCTTTTTCACCCAACTCGGAATCGTAAGGAAATCTTTGAAGGTGCCACTGGTGGTTAGCTGAGCGGTGCTCTGCACCAGCCTCTGCCGATCCACCCAGCTCTGCACCCCCGAACCATCCGTGGCCAGCACCTGATCGGCCGTGCCTGCGCTCCCCGGCGCCCCCACGTGGCCTAGGTTCAAGCTGCCCAGCGTGCCAAGGGTCACCCAGTCCGTGTTGCCAGCATTGCGCTGCTTCAGCAGGCCGGCGGTGGTGTCCGGCCACAGCATGTAGGCGAAGGTGGTGGTCGGTGCCGTGGCGCCGCTGTTGAGCGTCGCGATGGCCGAAAGGGCGCTGTTCAGGTCGGAGCGAACGGCGGCCCCGCTGGCGTTGGCAATGGAGTAGTCGTGCTGGGCCATGAAATTAGATTCTCCTGCCGTATCCAACGGCTGTGTAAGTGAATTGACGGCTCACCGGGGTGCCCCCGCTGTTGAAGAATGCTACTTGGAAGCCAGTGGCCGTGACGCTGGACAGTGTGTAGTAGTCCCCTGTCGCCATGTTGAGCGGCGTCATGCTGACGGCAGGCACATCGTAGAACGCATTGGCGAACGTCGCCACATAGGCGCTGGCGCCGCTGGTGAGAAGCAGGGATCTCTCGGCACGCTGCTGCAGCTCAGCCGTGACACCGAGTTCACTGACAATCACGTTCTGGCTTGACTGATCACTCGTGGCAACAACCTTGAACTCAAAGCCTCGGCCGCGGAGGATGTTGTTGTTGCACACACGCCACTCGCTCCACGTCGGGCTACCGACGGGGTTGTCCAGCGTGCTCCGCACGTAGAGCGCAGCATTGGCATCCGTCACGTCGGCGCCATCGAAGTCACCCCAGGTGTCAAGCTCTGCAAGGTTGTCGTCGAACAGTGCAGCGACGTTGAAGGGCAGCACAGCAAGGCGCCGCGTCAGGTTCACGTCGTAGACCGCGCCCAGGCTCACCGTCGACGAGAACTGATACTCGCCGCCGGCGCTGACGCCTCCGAGAGAGTCGATCGAACTCAGGGCATCAAAGTCGCCGTCCAGGGCAATCACGTCGAACAGGGTGCCGCCGTCGATCGTGAGGCCGCCCAGATCGACGTTGTAATACATGCCGCTGGCGGTGCCTGGAAAGCCCGCCATGTCCTCCTCGATCGCAGAAAGCACCAGCCGGGGATGCGGTGTGGGCAGGTCGACCACGGTGGTGGCCGCAACCGCCGAGCGGATGCCGCTGCTGGTGACGAATTTGAGCAGGTAGGTGCCCTCGAGCAGTGGCACGACAGCGGAGCTCTGCCCGCCAGCCACGTTCGGCACGAGTTGGCTGCTCGACTCCCAGGAAGCGCCGGTCATCACCGGCTGGTGACGGATCAGCACCTTGCCGCCCACCAGCACGCTCACGTCAGACACCGCATCCCAGGTCAGCAGGCCCGTCGCCTGATCGATGGGCGTGATCGAGACGTTGGTGACGTTGGACGGCACTGTCGCCAGGGACGAGACCACCTGGGTAAAGCTGGTGGTGTTCGAGCGGGTGCCGAGACCGTTGATTGCCACCACCTCGATCTCATAGGTGCCGGTGATGACGTTCGGGATTTCGGCGAGCGCTGTATCAGTCGTAAATGTCTGCCAGTTGTAGCTCATCAGTCCACCACCCTGTATCGAACTTCATACTGGACGGCGGTCGGGTCGCTTTGCCAGCTGATGGCCAGATTGGTCTGCAGCTGGCCGTTGGATTCGTAGCTGACAACCTCTGAGCTCACGTTCTGGGGATCTGCCGGTGCTTGGACGGTGAGCGGGAGGTAAGTCTTCTTGATCAGAGACTTCCCGCGCTCAATGTAGGCATACTTGCTGGCGTTGTAGGAGATGGCCGAGATCACGTACTCAGCTCCGTTCTGCTCCTGAACGCTCAGCACGCGCCATTTGGACGCTGCCATGCTGTTGTCGTTGTAGATGAATGCGCCACCCACGAGAGGCAGGACGCCGGAGTCGGACCAGGGCCCGCTGATCGATATCGTGCTGCCACTGACACCGGCGACGCCCTTAGTGACCACGGTGCCATCGGCCATGGCGACCATGATCTGGGGTGAGGAACCGAGCGGCAGGTTGGTGGCAGCAGCCTCGTCAATCCCTACGAAGTTGCTTCCTGCCGTGACAATCCGGCCGCCCCGCCGGGCCCCAGCCCGCAGCATGTCAGAGACGGCGATCACCATTCCAGGCCGGACCGCGACGCCGGAATCCATCGCGGCCTTGAACGTGACCGTCTCCGTCTCGTTTTGCTCGGTGTAGAGCAGCCATTCGCCCACCCGGTAGGCCTGGCTACGACTGGTGCAGGCGAAGGCGGTGACCTCCGTGGTGACGACCCCGTAGCGGGCGATGCCAGCGAGATCTTCCACCGCCTCGTAGGCGGTCTCTTGGTTCTCGACATCGAGGTAGCCAACCACTGCGACCGTGTGGCGGGTCTTGAGGCTGCTGCCGCTGTACTGGAAACCCTCCTCGCTGACATTGGTCTGGTTGAACAGGTAGACCGCGTCACTCGGGCGATCCTGAGCGATCACCAGCGTCCCCGCGCCCCAGTACGGCATAGCCCGGAAGACCGAGCACATGTCGTTGATTAGCTTGTAGGCCTCGGCGATGTTCTGGATCAAGACATTGCACGAGAAGCGCGGCTCCTTTCCACCCAGGCCATCGGGAACCAGGGCGCTGCAGTAGACGCTCGCCTGGTAGAACGCCCACTTGTCTAGGTGGCGGGCGTGAATGTGCTGCCCAAAGCCGTAACGGCAGTCTGTCAGCAAGTCCCACAGGCACCACGCCGGATCTGAGCACCAGGTGGCTGGACTAAAGGTGCCATCCCACGTCCCGGTGTAAATCAGTCGCCCGTTGTCTGGGTCGACGGTAGCGTTGGTGGGGATCCTGATCTTCAGCCCGCGCACCCGGTAGGAGCGGGTGGGGATAGAGCTGAAGTCCCGCGCATTGACCTCGAGCCCGACTAGGGCGGAGTTGGGGTAGCGCAGTTTGGCGTCGACGATCTCCGTGTAGCTCGACCAGGAGAATTCGTTCGACAGCTTCGGGTCGTCGCTGTCATCCGTGACTCGCACAACCCGGACCTCGACCGGGAACGGGCCATCCAGATCGATGACCCTCTTGCGCTGATACAGGTCACCCGATCGGCCGTTAACCGTGTCCTCTACGACGGTTTCAAAGCCGCCGCCGTTGTATGCAACCCGGATCCTGTATTCGACCTTGACGCCTTTGATGTCACCCTTCTTCCCGATCTTCTGAAGCGCGGGAAAGTTCAGGGTGATTCTTACCCTGTCAACGTCGGTATCGCTGATGGTGCGTGTGACGGGTTCGTCTTTTCGAACGACCACGCCGACGGCGAATTCAGTCTCAGCCTTGCCGAAGCCGCGAATATGGTTCTGGTCTTGAGTGCCCCATCGTGTTTTGATTTTTACATCTTTGAAGTTGTAGTCCGTGCGTCTTGGATCCGCGTCGTTGGCGCTAGGGCGAAGGATTGGCGTCTTGTTGAAGTAGATGTCCTTGAGCATCGCCGTCTCATATGTCGCCGAGTCTCGCGTGTACTCCCGAGCAGAGGGGAAACCTTCGATCTCACCCTCGCCAAGCAGATCGACAATTCGAGCGAATGCGGACGAGTTAAGGCTGTCCTTCTCAGTCTTCGGCGTATAGCTGCCGCCTCCGCCCTTGCTGCTGCTGCTGCCGCTTGAACCTGCAATACCAGGGCCTAGGCCAGCATTGTGGACGCGAATCCCGCCTGCGATGAAGGTGTGATGCCCTTCGACCGTCAGGTTGTAGACAGTGCCGGCGCACAGCTCAGCCCTGGACACGATTGGCCGCAAGTGGCCGTTCTCGTCGACGACGCAATCGTCGTCTTCCAGCGTGCCGATTTCAACGAAAGCGTTGAACTGGTTCAGCACCCAGTGGTTGGGCGTTGCGTCAAGGACTCCCCCGCCCCACAGCCGGTAGCGCACCACCCGCTCGCCCTGGTGGACGTGAACCTTGAGCACCTTGGCTTCGTGGATCTCGCCTGCGTCGTCGAAGCTGAGGACGAGGTCATCCGGTCGCAGCTCATCGATGCGACATGGCCCGCTTGGCGTGCGAACCAGTGTGTGGCCAAGAAAGCATCCGGCGCCGCTCGCTCCAGCAATCTGCCGCGTCATCAGACCGACTCCACCGAGAGACCGGCGCTGATCGTGATGCTGCCGACGACCGTCTCGCCGTAGATGATCGGGATCGGCAGACCGGAGCGGCTGACGTTCTGGATGCCAGAGAAGCTGTAGGAAGTCGTCTTCGGGTCTTTCTCGCCGCCGGGATTCAGGTTGGTGCTTGGCGTGGGAGTCAGAAGCTGAGCAGCACCGCCGAGCACAAGGCTTGCGCCGATGCCGAACGCCAGCGGAGCCAGGGCAATGCCAAACAACGCGACGCCGGGGATCAGGAACGACGCCACCACCAGCAGTGCTCCAGCGATGATGCGTCCTACCGCTCCACGGCCGGCAACCACGGGCGTGATGGAGATCGCCTCGCTGGCGCCCGCCGGATAGTGGAGGGCTTCCTCGTCGATGGTGTGCCTGCCGACGCGCACCCGGTAGTTCTGCTGGGCCATGTGGCCCTCAATGTGCGGGAAGTTGGCGACCAGAAAACGGACGGCCTCGGCAGCGGTCTCGACATCTGCCCGGAACATGCGCTGCCCGAGCTCCTTCGCCAGCCTCCCATAAACCCGAATGGTTCGCATCATGTGCTCGACTGGAGCCTCTGCCAATCGTAATGCCTGAGGATTTTCCCGGTGCATTTCTGAACCCAGCCGCCATAGATGTCGCGGCTGCTCAGGCGACCGCGGACGTGGTGGAGGAGCATTTGATCGCCGATGTAGACGCCGACGTGGTTCAGCCCCTTGCCGTTCATTTGCATCAACACCGCATCGCCCACGGCGATGTCCTCCTCTTCGGGCACCTGACTGAAGCCTGCGTCTCTCCAGCAGTCGTCAAACATGGGGTTCTCTTCAAACTCCTCCGGCGTAGCCGGGCGCTTCCAGTCCGGCAGCAGCAGGCCTTTCTCGGCGTACCAGTCCCGCACGAGGGTCCAGCAATCCGAAATGGCCCAGACCCACTGCCGGCCGATCAGAGGTGCCCTGTATCCGCACGGCTGAATTTCAGCCCACGTCTCGAGGGTGGGATTGCAGATCACCCATGTCAACCCTGACGCCTCGCATCCAATTCGATCGGCGTCACTGGGAGTCGCTGGAGTTACCGGGTGGCTGTGAAAAACCGCGATCACTTCACCGAGATCTTCAGCCGCCGCATAGCTCTCGGGGTCGAGGATGAACATGCTGCGCGGGTCGGTGGACAGGTTGCGGCACGGCATGTAGCGCTCCCGACCCTTGATGACGACGACAAGCCCGCATGCCTCGTGAGGAAGCTCCTGGCGAGCGTGAGCGAGGGCTTCAGCCCGTGTGGCGTCCTGCATGATCAGAAGTACTGGCCGATTCCAGGGAAGGAGCCGAAGGGCAGGGGGTTGTTCTCCCCGAACCTACATTCGCAGCTGACCAGGCGCTTGCCGCAGATGTCCTGTGATGCCAGCCCAACCGGCTCATCATTCTCGTCGAAGTAGCTGGTTCCGGTGTAGCCGCACTCGGTGCTTCGGTACTGCCACTGGCACACGTCGTTGATGGTCTGCCGCTTTGGTGCCCTGACGCCGGCGAGATCAAAGGCTGCGACCAGCTCAAACTCGACAACCTCAAAGGTCTCAACCGACTTTCGGTCGATGTAGTAGATCTCGTCCGGCATGCTGGCCGTCGGGTCCGGCGTCCCGAATGGGTTGACGTTGCCGTCGAAATTCTGGGCATCAAGGAACCGCGCCAGC